CCAGTGGAATCACCACTGGAGATGTAGAAGCCACCGGAAGTAGCAGTGCTATTCGCGGTTTCTTTTGCAAACACACGCAGGGTGGTTGCAGAGGTAACAGCGTAGTTCACGTTACCAGCGGTCACACCGGCTGCGCCGGATGCAATCAGGAACGGATTGGTGCTGTAAGCAGCGGAACCAGCAGCGAAGAAGATTTCACCAGCCTGGGTACCAGACACGGTGGAAGTCAGGTTGGCCTGGATCACACCTTCGCCAATACCGGAAGCAGCGGTGGGGCTACCACCATTGCTGCGACCGAAGGAAATCACGTTACCAGTGGCGGCATAAACACCAGAGGAAACACGACCGTCACCCCAGCCAGAAGCAACGGAGATGGTGGCGCGGTACACATAAGCAGGCAGGGTGCTGCTACCAGAGATCACCATGCCGGTGATGTCGGGGCGGGTGTCGTCCTGGCGGTAAGGCGAAGGAACGATCACTGCAGCAGAAGACACAGCACCAGAGCCAGAGGTGGCAGTCACAGGGACGTAACCACGCTGCTGGAAGTAACGGTAGCCAGGGACAGCCAGCACAGAAGTGGGGCCGCCCTTGGAGCCGTCATCAGTACCTGCGTAGTCGGCATCAATGTTCTTGTACCAACCGTTCAGAGGTTCTGCCCAGTTACCTGGGAAGATTTTTTTAGCGGACAAATAGGTCATTTATCTTTTCCTATGTTGTGGTTTATACGTTAGTTATCAAACAGTGCCGTCATCTTGCACAAAGCTGTAAGCAGTGGTCACGAAGTCCTTGTTCAGGATCTCGAAACCAGCGTACAGTTGCCAAATTAAGATAATAAAACGGCTGAAGTCATCGTTGTTGTTGATGAGCACCTGAGCGTTCGGGCCGCCGATACCAACGCCAACAGACTGAGGACCGAAGAAGAAGCCTTGGGCAGCTTCCCTGGAGGCATAGGTGGAACCACCATCAAAAGAGGCAGTCACACTCTTGGTCGGGAAGTTAGTCGACTCGAAGAACTTCACGCCTTCAAACTGAACGCCAGTAGGCATTACAGGTTCACCAGCCAGGAAGTAGCCTTGGCCAGCTTGGGGACCCATGTAGAAGCTGGCGTTGTTAGGCATCATGGGGTTACCCATGTACATGCCTTGGCCAGGATTGCCGCTGTAACGAGCGATCTCACGGAAGTCAGGATCACGACGCAGGTGCATCATGAAGGTAGGATCGCAGATGCAACGATACAGACCATCAGCGAAGGTCGGAACGTTACGCTTGCGCAGATCCTTAACAACGGTCAGCAGGTCAGTACGCACCTGGAACTGCTGAACTTCATTACCGTATTCGGTGGCGGTGTAGCTGATACGACCAGAGGAATCTTTGATCTTGTTACCAGCGAAGTAGTAACCACCTTGGGTAGTAGAAGCAGCGCCATTGGCTTCTGCTTTCGACAGTTCGTCAATAAAGACGCGGTCACGCCAACGGCGATAGTCGTCAAGCAGCGTCAGGCTACCGATCGACTGGTGGAACATATTCAGGTTGCCCGAATCCAGAAGCAGGCGCTGGGCCGTGATCAGGGTTTCGCGAGCAATCTTGAAGGTCGAAGGTTGAGTCGGATCACCCGGATCTGCAGGACCAGTGTATTCCTTAAGCACCACCAAAACTTTCTCCTTGGTGATGTTACGGCTGTTAGCGGTACCGATGGTTTGGTCGGCAATACGCTCACGGCTGTCCTTAGTACCAGGGGTACCCCAGAACTTATAGCGATCAAGCTGAACAGTTTGACCAGGCTGACGAGTGAAGTCGTGAACAACTACAGGCTCGACTGCCATTTCTGCGATATACGCAGGGTGGGGACGGTAAAGTTCCGCACCCAAAATCTTTGGAAAGTCGTTATCAATGAACACTTTGTTTTATCCTCCAGTGTCGCAGGAAGTGTTTTATCGGGTGAAAGATTCAGACATGAATATGTCTTATCTAACACAAATTTTAGCAGCCGGTAATTTAGTTAAGAAATACCGTATTGCCGAGTTGTCGTACCAATGCCTCTTGGGTTTTGGTTGACATATCCTTCTGGATCAAGTGCAACGTTTTGCTGGAAACCAGGGACTCCAATTGCGCCAGGTACAGCACCAAGAGCAACTCCACCAAGGCCAGCGGCAAGTGCAGAAGCAGGTACTAAACCAGCAGCAGCAATTTTACCGAGTCCACGTGGATCCGTTGCTCCCGTCAGAACGTTGGCCGTCATGTTGGCAGCACCTTGAACAGCTTTGGCACGAAATCCTTCTTGTCGATCAGCCGGGATTGATTTCCTAGCAGAAGAAAGAAGAGCGCCAATTCCCCTTGGCTCCTCACGTGTTCCAGTCAGATGAGTTTCTGCAGCTTCGCGAAGACCTGGGGCATACTTACCAGCGAGTCCACGTGCTGCAAGTAAACCAGCGGCGCCACCAAGAGTGCCAGCAGCTCCAGCGAGAATTGCAGACCCTGGGTCTTCTCCTTGAGAAAGGGCGTACCCACCCGCCAGTAAACCAGCGGCGGCAGGTACACCATACTTAAGTCGACCACGCATGGCCTTACTCCATCACAAACAGTTTGTTTGCAACAACTTGAGGCTGCGCCTGGTTCAGGAGACGCCAGGCTTGTGCAGGATCCACATCCATTTGTTGCTTGAAGCTACCCCAGAAGTTTTCAGGTTGCTGAGGAGCGGAAGCAGCGGGAGGAGCAGGGAATTGACCCAGGGCGGCATTAATGGGAGCAGTGGGATAACCACGTGTTTCCAGTTGAGCTTCGTCCTCATACACAGGATAGGGACCTTCCGGACCAAAGAACTTCAGTGTGTAATCACTGAGGACGTCAGGGTTGGTCAGGATTTCGTTATAAGCCAGGTTCTCACTGTGCTCGTTAACCGCAAAGTTGGCATAGCCTTGAATCAAACCTTTGGCTTGGGTGCCCCAGGCAACGGCACTATCCAGCATGCCTTCCAGTTGAAGGGCATAATTATTTAGGATTCCTGGTGCCTCGACCCCGTACGCGTCGATTACCATCCGGCTTTCCTGGCTGAGATCCAGGTAATCCGCGATTTCCGCCAAGGAGGGATTCGAGGAGGTTTGGGAATAGTTGGGCGAGTAAGCCTGGTTGGTTGATAAGGTCTGCGCTGCCGAGTTCAGCGTACCCTGGTTGCTGACTTGTCCGTAATTCGCCGGGGTATACTGAGTCGTCGCTGGTGATGGTTGACCCTGGAACGGGGATTGAACTGGTGCGCTCAGCAGGTTCACTACCTTGTTGAACGCCGATTCCCACGGATTGTTGTTGCTGCCCGAATCCGGTTGGGATTGGGGGGCGTACTGAGTAGGGGCGGATTGGTAGCTGATATTCGGCTGAGGGATCGCTTGGGGGTAGCTGGTACCCACTTGATACGCCACTGGAGCTTGGGGCACCGGAGCTTGGGCTGGTACCACGTAGCTGCTTGGAGCCACCGCCACTGGTGCTTGGCTCGTCTGTGGGATCGATTGGACGGTAGCGTCCTGCATAACTCATCTCCTTTTGTAGAGCTTCTAATGTTCGATACAGATATGGCGTTAAATCCAATCTTGGATCCGCAGCCATCGGAAGATCCGGTGCTTGCGGGTGAGGAGTCTGCATCATTCCCCCCACTAGTTTAGCAAATTGAGAGTAAGCACCCTGCAATTCGTTCACCATCCTGAACGGGAACCCAGATAACATCTCGGCCCGCTCCTCATCCGTCTTAGACGGGAAGAGGTATTTCAGTGCTTCAATGCTATCAACACCTAACTCCTGAAGGTTGCGAACCACGATGGAGTTATTGAGGATGTCTTGGGTGGAATCCTCGTAAACAGGACCTAACCAACGCCAAAGAACAGTGACATCACCATCTGGAATTAAACCCATCACACCAGGTGGAATTTGTTGCGCTTCCACGCAGGCAACCATTAGGTTTTTGACCTGCTCATTAAATTGCTTCAGTGCGTCTTCGTAAGCTGCGACTTCCTCTTCCGGAGCGTCAGCTTTTGGTTTAATTGGTTTTTCAATCTGCGCAGCTTGAGCAAGTGTTGATTTAAACAGCTGCTCTTCTTGGTAAAGAATCAACTCTAAACAACGACAAATACCATGGGTGTAAATAGAGTTTGCTTTTTTCTTGGAAGTAGCTGAAACACGTCCAAATAAGGATTTGTACTCAGTTGCAGTAACGCCTGCTGAAATGGAAAGCTCATCCACGCCACCAAGGGCCGTCCGAATCTCTTCTCGATACTGACGAGCAAAAGCGTTTTGGTCACCAGTGATGGCATCTGGAACGATGTAACCAACACGGTCGTTTGGTTCCAGGTTTGCAATCACACGTGGGACACGGATTTGACCATCAACGCCACGGCTGACAGGATCAGCCTTGAACATTGAACGACTCATTGGGGATGGGCTTGTAAAGCCTGAGTTCGCAGCAATTGACGGTCGTTGGATCGACATATCCCCACCTGCTTCCATCAGGTCTGTCTTGGGACGCGACGAAAGAAGTGTTGGGTTACCAAAGAAAGTAATATTTTTGCGCATTGTGCGCATTAAATCATCATGCGTGCAGATATGATTGGCCATTGCATCAAACTCCCCAACACCTTCATTAGAAAAGCCTTTGGGGTTATTGAAGATTTCTACACAAGGAATGAAGCCAAGACTGTTGGCAAATGTTTTTGTTTTGCCTGGAGTGGCAAAGCTAGGCATCTCAAAAGAAATTTCACCTTCTGAGTGTGTCTCTTCAATCGAATCATTCTTGATTGAAAGTTTAATGTAACGTTTTGCTCCGGGTGCTCCAGTGGTTGCCGTCCCTGTGATTGAAGTTATATTAATGCCTTCATTTAAGCCAAATCCTTTTTTTACCTTATAGCTGTAGATGATCACCACTTCTTCCAGCTCACCATCGACGTTGTAATACGTTCGATATTCATGCTCACGGAAGTAGTAGAGGCGATAGCTAAATTTCGTAGGTCGAATATAAAAGAGTCCTTTGCCGTCACACAGGAAATACTCCCAGATGGAATCCAGGCGTGTGTCCATCTTGTTGTACTTCATCACACGATCGATGAAGTCTTTGCGTTGGTTTCCGAAGTTATCTTGGCTTGGAAAGAACTCAACTCCTTGGCGGATACCAAAGAGTTTCATTTGTGCAATGTGAGACGCAACAATGCCCGTATCAACAACAATATTGCTGTCCTTATCCAGGTAAGCGTTGATGATTTCTTGAAGCCGGCCTTTAGCGTCAGACATTATTCACCTTGTACGTTAATTAAATACTAGCAGTTTTAAAAATTTAAATCGCGCCTGTACCCATTTCGCCATAAAGCCCTGGGCCTTGACGATTCCCAAAGTAAGGAGCAATACCTGGTTGCATCCAAATTTGCGGCATTCCTGCGGGCCAACGATTATTACGCAATGGATTCTGTTTACTATTTTGTGTGTAGTTGCCCGGATCGTATGGTAAAAATTGCGTATCTTGTCGAAAACGCACATCTCCCGGAATATCACTCATGCCCCCTGGTCGGTTGCCAATGAGTTCTTTTAAGGTCTGTTTGGGTTGAGCTTGTGCAAATAATACACCGCCAACATTACCAACTCCTGCGGCGGGCAATTGTGGCTGTAGAGGGATATTAAACTGTTGTTGTTCGTATTGTTGCGTATCTTTTCCCGGAAGAATAGGTGTTTTATTCCATGGCTCACCGCCTTGTATCTTGAAACGTGGATCAAGTAAAGGATTGTTGTTGGCACCAATAGTTGCATTATTAAAAACACCTGCATTCCCGGCCTCTACAGGTCCGCCACCGTAAAATCGCATTTGCCTTTTGCTTATTGTTTTTATTTTACTCTTCTATAACTTCATAACCAGCCGCGTCATTGACCTTGGAAATGATAATGCCAGTGCCACGGACATCCCAGTTAAGTACGTCGCCTTCTTGCCAGCAAAGCTCTTCCATCACCTCATCGGGAAGAACAATGTACTGATCTCCGTTCTCGTCCTCCTGGACCTCGAGGATGTAACTCATTTGGATTCAAGTAATTTCTCAACTAGCTTATCAAGTTTTGCATTGATTTGATTAAAGTTGTCATGCATTTGTTGGATCTCTCTCAGGAAGTCAACCTTGAGAACGTACTCTAAAGGCATACGTTTTAAATCGTCTTCCAAAACATCAATCCTTCGCTTTTGCGATCCGATGTAATTAAAAGCTTGTTGGATCTGGTCGTTTTGCCTGCCAAGGATCTTGCCTGCGACCCAACTGCCACCGGTAATAGCGGATACAACGGCCGTCAAACCGATAGCAATGTATTCAGGTCCCACGACCAAATTTCGCTTTTTTCTAATTCTAAGGTTTAGTAATCAAGTTGGAGTTTACCCTTTTTCATAAGACCGTTAATCATCCAGACAAGGGCATCCACACAGTCATCATGACTGCTAACACCAAAGTTAGTCAGCTCTTCAAACATAGCGGTGAAGTTGCGATACCTATTAAAGATGATCTTACGGTCCTCAAAGAGTCCCATGCAACCACGGAAGCGTGCCAACTTATCAGCACGGAATCCTTTAACGGGATGCCAATTCAAGTTGTAAAGACTTTCATTGTTCAGGCACACACGTTTGAAGTCTGCTTCCAGGGAAGCCTGGTACTGTACGGCTTCTGAATAGATGTCACACGTCGAGTAAGTCGGGAAGTAATGACCGCTCTCATCTCGGCCCAAAATAGACCAATCATTAAGCAGTTCTTTCAAGGCATCTAGTTTTTCTAGGTTGCCCATAACGCGTAAACGACGGTAATCAATGACATGGATCTGATCACCAATACGTCCACCAAGTACCATCACGGTGTAATCATTTTTCTCTTTAGTGCCAGCGGAAAGATCGACTCCTATTGCAAGTGTGTCAAACTCTGTGGCGATCTCAGCTTTAACGATCAGTTCAGGCGCAAGAGACAACTCATTTTGTCTAATGACCTGATTCATGTACTGGAACGAAAAAGCAATAGGCGCTTGCCTTTTCTTTTCCTTCAAGTAATCCAATGACCACATCTCTGGCCAGTACGATTTTTCATCCCCTGTCTTGGGATCATTAAGTATCGCAGAAAGAACAATTTGCAACCAGTTGTTTTGCGTGTTAAATGTAGTGGAATGAATGTCATCATGGCGAAAGCGGGTACCAAGGCAAATAGCTCTAGCGCCTTCAAACATGGTGGGTGCGATCACCGCATTCCAGTTGTCCTGCATCTGTTTACGGATGTCAGGGTTGGAGATGTCTGCCGCTGATTTAATGGCGTCATCAATGATGACAAGGTGTGAACGCTTGGAGGTCACTGAACCTTTAAGGCCAGCAGCGCAGAGGGTAAACTGTTCTTCACCTGTGGTATCAATACCAGCAAACTTGTGGTCAATGGACCAGTACTCATTACTGGTGACGTTCTTAAGAAGACGTACGGTTGGGAAGACTTCTTGATATCGTTTGCTTTCAATGATACGTTTGATGGTTGCCGACTTGGAACGTGCAATATCAACCGTATAGGACAAGTAAAGAATCTGTAACGGCTTTTTGGCTTGTGTGTGAACACCAATAGCCCAGGCGGTAAACAAGCCGAGGACCGTACTCTTTGCGGAGCCCCTGGGTGCCAGGAGATCAACGTTTGGTCCTGCAATCTTAAGAAGACAAGTACTGTCTTCACCTGTCACAAAGTGACGATGCCATTCTTTGTGGTGATGAGCTGGAGGTTTATCTGCTACATACTCACAAAAGAAACCAAAATCTTCTCTTGCTTTCTCCAGGGATTCAAGATTTCGGGGAATACGAATCTGTTGCCTGCGAGCAGCAGCTTGTGCATTACGTCGATATGCAAGATGTTGATACGCAGGCACAGTAAGTATTGTTCAGTGTATTACTGAATACTACCTCATTTGCCGTCTTTGTTGTCCTTCTTCCGTTCTTGGTACTTGCGGACTTTGTCCAGGGCGGCCTTGCGCTTCTCCTTGTCCGACATCTCGCTGCCGTCCTCGTTCTTGGCTTCCTTCTTTTTGAAGTGCTCCAGGAGCTGGGGCGGCATTTTGTTCTTGGCCATCTGGCGATACTTTATTCAGTAATTGTTGAAACTGCTGTGGATCTGCGGCCGGTTGCTGAGAGGGTGAAGTTGCACTGCGGCCCATGCGTTCACGCTGGATCTGCCTAACAAAAGTAGGCATGTTTGTTGCTACACCTGCTGCGTTTACGTTAGAACCCATGGCAATTCTTTTATTTTAACGTGAGCTGTTATTCATCTAATTGCATTTTAGCCCAAATACTCATCGAGGCTTCTTCCAGTGGTATTTCAATTGGATCATCTTTAAAGATGACCATGAGTTCACGCATGGCACGGTCGGCACCAGCCATCAATAAACCTTTCCGATCGCGATTAGATGTAAAAACTTCAACTTGAGCAATCGTGCCACGTAATTCTTTTTGCATGCCTGCAATACGCGCAACACCTGCATCACGTTTTACAACACCATTATCAACATCTTCTCTAAGTTTTCTGATATCCTCTTGCATCTCCTCAATTTCATACAGAAGTTTCTTTCGGTGATCCGGCTTTGGATAGTTGTTTTTAAGCCAAGCTTCACACGAAGTAATGCTTCCGTTGTGACCAAGGAATCTTGCGTATAGAAAAATTTCAACCACAGAAAAACAATCTGCAGCAAATGCCGTAAATGATTCTTGGTCGGAAGACGTTAAGTTATCGACCCACTGGTCAAATAACTCAATATTTATAAGCTCGTTGGGCCTGGTTGTAATCTCTTTCTTCGTCGCTCTGGGCGAAACGCTGCGCTTGTTCTGCTGTTGTGCGCTGTTCTGCGGCACCTTTTCCAATTGTTTCACGTTCTTGAGCTCCTTGCTCTTTCATTTTTTCTTTGCTGGAGCCAACGGAGACATCCTGAAAAATTTTAACTGCAGACGCAGCTTTCTTGGCCTTATCTTCGTCAAACAAAAACGAATAGGGATCATTGGAGAGGTCATCTCCAGTGTTAAGAAAACTGCTAGACATTATTCAAGGTCCTCCCCTTCGTTTTTGTTTTGGTCAGAAGACATTGTTTCTTTCTCCTGATCTGCTTTATTTCTAGCGTACTGGTACGCAACCTCCGCTGCTTTTTGATAGAGGCGAAGATCTTGACCCTCGCCTGATTCATTTTTTTGTGCAGCAGACGATTGCATCAGAAGTTGCTCATCATGGAAGCCAGGCCTTGGCTCATGATGTCACGACGGCCTTCGGTACTCTTTTGACGCTGTTGACGCATCTTGGAGCCTTCGAGGCGGCCCAGGAGATCTTCAAACTCATTGATGTTAAAAGACTTGGCGCCGTATTCGCCTTCAGTAACTTGTTTTTTCAGCTGAGTAGCAGTTTCTTGATCAATATTACCGGCTGCAAGAGCAGCATTAATATTGGCAATCTGATCGTTGTAGGTAGACGCCGAAGGAGATTTAGACATTGTGAAGCCTTCTGTTTAAAGATATTCTAGTGCAATTAATTAAAAACTAAAAGCACCAATTAACGCATTACGATAAGCCGATTCAGATCCAATCTTTGCAATATCTTTTTGTCCGCGTTGACGCTCGGATTCTTGTTTAACACCAAACTCACCAGTAATCCTTGCAATATCTCTGCCACCTTGCTGGCGAACACCTTCAACATCTTTAAGACCAGCGTTAATAATATCTTGCAAACGGAGATTGTTTTCCGCCTGAATCTTTGCTACGTCTGTTCGACCCAGGTAATCTTTATCGGCAAGGTATTTGCGAGCTTCGTTATCAAGTTCAGCAGAACGAACAGAGGCTCCGGCTTGGATATTGGCTACAGAAGATAGTCCAGTAGCTCTAAGTTTCTCTAGTTCTTGCTGAATATTGCCTTGCAGAGTAGTAATTCCTGAATGATACAGGTAGTCTCCATACTGCTCTTGAGACATACCCGATTTACTGTCATCAACGCCGCCACCGGGTTGAACATTGTAACTTACGGGAGTGTTTGTTGCAGGTGTGTCACTAGTACTTGATGTTACTGATGGCCCACGATTAGTAACTACACGCTCTGCAACATTTTTACTTACACCTGTTGCTTCCCTAATATCTTTTACGGATTCACCGCGTGCGGCCATCCGTTGCGCTTTTAAAAGATCTTGATTTTTTGTTGGCATTGTTTTATCCAAACGTAGTGTTTAACATCTGCGCAAAAGCAGCAGAATCTTGATTCAGTTTAGGTGCGTCCGGTTTAAAGCGATACTGACGCGATTTGTACTCGTCACTTGTGGTTAAGTATTTACCAAAGGTAGCTGCCACGTCTGCTGGATTGCTTATGCCCATACCTTGGAAGGACCCCACATAGTTTTGGATTTCGGGATCACTTAATGTGCGTCCCAACATCTGTTGAGCTGTTTGCTGGAAGAAGGGAGTGTAACGTGTGTACTTCTCAGCAGAAGGAACGCCGGCTTGTGTACGAGAAAGTTTAGAAGCTTTTTCGATTACTTCTTTACTGAAGTCTCCGGCACTACGTGATGCACTTTCAAAGGCAGTAGAAGCCTGTGAAGGAGTCAGGCGACCTTCCGCAATATCTGTTAAATAGCGATCAAATAACGCAGGTAGTTGTTCTGTTTTAAATTGTTTCCCAGTCTTCTGAATGTCTTTAATTGCCTTTACGCCATAACGCGCAGGGTTAAAGGCACCGCCCCCTAGTCCACCGTACTCATCCGTGCCTTTGATAGCATCAATAAGCTGTTGCTGCTGTTCAAGAAGTTTGGTGAATTGATCTTCTTGGCTGACAGACCCTTGGTTTCCAGCTCCGTAAATATTATCTGCCATTGTTACGTAGACTAATATATTTTGATTTTAGATCAAACAAACCTTGCTAAAGGCGGAGTCGCAAACCCGCTCTTACCAAAATCAGCTTGACGCATCGCAAGGTTTTGGGCCATGATTTGACGACCGCGTTCCTGTGCGCCCACGCCACCAGCTTGTGCTCCAGAGAATTGAGCGTCTTCAAACTCTGTAAAACGAGTGATAGGAGCGCCGGTAAGCATATCGTATTTTTTGGTGAAGGTTTCCAGGCCTAAACCGCCGAGCATATTTTCGCGATTAGCTTGAACCACCATTTTAGATTGTTGTTCAGCGGCTTCCCTTGCCTCTTGGGCAGCACTTTTTGCCCCCTTGCCACTGGCCGCACCACCAGCAAGAGAACCTATACCAGAAAGACCTGCACTAACAAGGGTTGCTGTTCCGGGATCAATCATGCTTCCTCCTAAAGGTGCGCCAGAAAAACCTGATGATGAAAAGGGATCGCTTACATTCGTATAGCTCAAATTAGGAATTGAGCTTAGTGGCGTTCCATATGATGCCATTATTCTACTCCTTTATTATGCGAGCCATTTACGACCTGCATAAGGATTGTTTGAGTAGACCTGGGCCAGCAACTCAGGAGTCCTTCCGCGAATAGACATTTCATAAGCTCTGATTGGAGTGACCGCATTAATTGCGTTTTGGAATATGTTATTAATCTGACCGCCTACAAGTTGAGCAACTTTATAAGGCCTCTGCATTGCTTCTGCTTCCTGCGCTTCACGTTTACGCATCTCTTGAACTTCGGTGAACAAGGTTTTCTCGCGTTGATAAGCCTGCTCGTTAGCAAATTGTTGGATTTGACCCAAGGCGCCAAACATTCTTACGTTTGGATCCTCTGATTGGATCATATTACCTATTACATTTTGAGCACCAAAGCCACCTGTATAACCAGGCGTCAAGGTATTCTGAAAGACGTTCGGACTAGTGCCTGTGCTGCCAGGGGGATTAAAACCAGCAATAGGAGAAGGATTTGCCATGATCAACCAATCGATACGTTGGGAGCAGCAAGCGCAGTCACATATGGGTTGGTGGCGATAGCTTGACGCATTAATGCACCGCGTTCCCGTTGTGCATCTAACATCATGTTACCAGCAGTACCAAGAACCATCTGCTGCATGTAAGCGTTGTTTTGTGTGTTGATCAATGCCTGGCTACGGGCAAGATCAGCATTTTGCTCAGCTTGTACCAGAGGGAAATCACGTTGGCGATTCAAATAATCTTGATCGCTAATTTGTTTGTTCAGATCGATAAGAGCACTGGTACGAGTACCAAGAGCATTACGATATTGTGTCTCACCCAGCTCGCCAAGCTGCTGCATGTACTTCAGCTGTTGAGCAGACGCATTGAGTGGAAGGTCACCAAAAGGTGTGGGGATACTAACGGCTTGTGGAGTTTTTTCAAGTGCTGCCTTGGTGGCATTCACAGCACCTCCACCGACCATGGAGCCAACGAAAGAACCAGCGGCAACACCTAAAGGACCAAGAGGTGCACCTAGTAAACCGCCAACCAAAGCTCCGCCCGAACTTCCAGCAGCACCGGCAATATCACCTTGCATAAGTGCGGGAACACCGGCAAGAATTGCGCCGCCACCAGCAAGTGCTCCAGTAGGAACCCTGCCAAGTAAACCACCTGCTGCACGAAGAGCAGTTCCTGTTTTACCTGCCGCTTGTGTTCCTGCTGCTCTTGCTGCTTGCGTAGCTTGTTGAGCAGAAGATCCAGTACTAGAAAATAGAGCCTGTACTTGAGTCGCGGGTCCTACTCCGACGGTGCGGATTAAAGCAGGATCAACCCCAGCCTTGCGAGCGGCACGTAAGTCACGATAACCAGGCGTTTTACCTACTCCAGCTACTTGCTGAGCAACTGCTTCTGCTGCCATTTGCTGCGCAGCAACGGCAGGATCTAAACTTACATCTGTAAAAGCACCGCCAGCTTGTGGAGAACGCACACGTGGATTTACTGGCGACTGAAGACCAAAAGTTGGATTGGTGGGATCAATAGAGTAATACACTTTTACGTCTACTTTTTCTAAATTCTATCAGAACCCATCATTTCATATTCAGCAGTTGTAGGTAATTGTGGCCGATTACCAGATGCAATTGCTTCGTTAATAGCATTACCGCCAGCAACACCTGTCAAGGAACCTGCCAAGGCACCAATTGCACCACGGATAGCGCGTTGTTTTGGAGTACTTGCTCTCGCTGTAGCAGCCCCAATATTGGCTCCAGCGCTACCGCCAACAAATCCTGCAACCATTGGGACCGATACAGGGAAACCAAGGACACGAGCTTCTGGATAACCTTGTAAATTCTCTCCTGTACCTTTGATAATGCCGAGACCCAGTAAACCCTTGTCCTGGTACAAGAAATTCATATAATTAGCGTAACGCTGTGGTGTTAAAGACGGGATATCTTGTTTTGCTGTTTCATACTTCAACGGATCACCTGTGCGCTGCAGGAAGAAACGCTCAAAAAGCTCTTGGCCCGGTTGAGCAGTCTGCCTTCTGTCATCAGCACCAACAGGTGAGTATCGTTGAGCAAAACCTTTGGGCCTGCCGTATTCCTCAGGATTTGTAATGTCGAATGTACCAGCAGCAGCTACGGCTGGTATGGCAACACCAAGAGCGGCTACAGCGCGTCCAGTGGGTGTATCAATGCCTTGTACACCTAATTCCGTAACACGTTGAGCAATGGCAAGAGGATGGTTCCAACGCCACCAATATGTACGTGTGCCATCATTTGCCACATCAATCAGCATGCGTGACGAATAGGCACCAAGGAATTGGGCGGGTGTTTCACGCGCAGATACGCCCTTAGCCGCAATAGCCTCTTTGAAACGTGGATCTAAAACACTTTCTCCATAGCCAAGGCCTTGCCTTGCCATACGAGTTTGTGCAATGTCAGCTTTTTTAAAGCCGCGCTTGTATTGCTTTGCTTGTTGATTTAAAAACTCAAGTGGGTTCATAGCCCTAAGTCCATCCCCGTTTGTTTCAATAAGGTTGCAATACGAGCTGGCACAGGAAGCGCAGTTTCAGATACTTGTGGTGTTAAGTAGTCATTCAGGAATTCAATACCTGCCATTTGGAATTGTGTCCCAGGGGAAACCGCTTGTGGTGTTTGTAGATTATTGATTTCTTGCCTTTGCATCATTTGATGCATCAACGTTTGTTCTTGCGAATTAACTGTCGGTTCAACAGCAGGACCAAAAGGAAGTAGGCTTGCGCCAAGCTGAGAGGAGAGTATCATGCCACCAATATTGGCAGCACCTTCAAGCCTGGAAGGTTCTAGGGCAGGCGTTAAGTTGCCAGCAGAATCACGTACAAAGTTAGTAGTGGATTGTTTTGGTGGCCTTGCTGCACGTGCAAGTTTAGTAAGAGGATAAGAGACAGCAAAATCAAGGGCAGCAGAACCAAGGCCCATGACGGGGCCACCTGCCATGGCGCCAAAAACACCGGACAGTGCGCTGCCAGGGAGAATCCCACTGACAACACTTGGAAGGCCTGGAGTTTGGTTTTTAGCTGCTCTACCTAAGCCCGCAATTCTCACGTCTTTTTCTTGTTGCTTTCTACTATTGTAGACGGAGGTTCGTTATTCTTTTTATACGTTTCTTTGGAATTAACAGAAGACAAGGGGGCGCCCGTGCTTCCTTTCGACATTAATTGAGCAACTGAAGTTTTGCCTTGTTCTTCGTTTTTAACTTGCTTAACCGCAGAAGACATCAGGAAATCGCGAGGATCTGGATCAGATGCTCTAGGCATTGGGTTTTTAATCTTCTTTTCTGGCGGGATGGTGGGACTTAAGCGATAAGAGTCTGGCCACAGTGGGTTAAAGCCAGGTTGTTCTTCTGGACGTTGAGAAGTTAATGCACGCCCATTCGCAAAGTCGTATTCAGCAACACGATTGAAGTTGGGGAGACCTGCAAAAACTTCGTATTCTTCAGGTGTGTTGCCAACAAAATTAAGACGCGGGTTTAAAGATAACTTACGCGTCATCATCTTGCGCAGCAAGTCAGCTTGCGTAAAGCGCGATGGGTTCCAGGGATATTGACCAGACCCTGCAGGCGAAAGAAAAAGCTCATCAAAGTTGAGAACCTTTCTCTGTACAAAAGTATCGTCTCTGATGTAACGATCTAAAGCAAGCCTATGATCTTTTGCCATTACGATTTAGATTCTTTTTTCTTCTTTTGTAATCCTACTAAAGTCTGACGCAACCGTGCTTGTTTTACAGTTTTTTCGTCGTACTCATCAGGATTAGAAAGAACGTTTTCCTGGAGCTGAGCGGAAGTGATGCCTTTGCGTTTGGCTTTGGCTGTGAAGGCGCCTTCCTTCATGTCCAGGCCTTGGATCCACTTCTTGTCTTTCTTTTTTTTGTTAGTCATGACTTGCCAGTATTTAGATATTCTAATAGAAGATCCAATCCTCGACCCTCAATACCAAGTTGACGAGGATCGGCGGGATAAGTACGAACAGGGCCACCACGACGATACGCAGAACGCATCAGATCATCGCGCCAATCTTCTGCTCCAGGATTAATACCGTAGCGCGGAACATTGGTAATAGTTTCCCCACGGAAACCAAGTGCTTTAGCTGGCTTATCCATACGCGGATAAGCAATCCTCTGTCCTTGGGGAGTGAGCTGTGTAACAGGAAGACCGCCTGCACCTTGTACGGTTCGTTGAGCCATGCCGCCAATGCGAGATAAACCTGCAGATTGTGTGATAGGACCAATAGGCGCAGGCTCTATGCCGGTAACAAATTCTTGTTGTGGATACAAGCTGAAGTAACGCGATTTTTCACCACGGCGGGTCAAATCAATGCTTTGTGCAGGAGCACCGATATCACGTCGGATACCAGGGGATGCTGTCGTTGGAGGAGCGACGACAACAGTACCTCCGCCCATCTCACCAATAAACGGACTTAAGGGAGTTGTTGCGCTAACACCTTGACGGTACTGCGAATAGAGAGTCCTCTTACTTGGATCAATGCCGGGCATGCCCAGAGGAGGGCGAGACGGTCCTTGAGCAGGTGGCGGAATCGGGCCAGGGAGTCTTGTTGGTGTTACGTATGGCTCAGCAGCTCTAAGGCCTTTTGCTTGAAGACCACCGGCAATGGCATCTGCTAAGAAGGCTTGTGAATTTGCTTCCACTTGAGCGGCAATATCACGATTAGCTCGTGTGCCGGCAACGTTGTAAACGGTACCGAGTACATCGGGATTATCTTGCGTTAAATAACGACCTGTAGGAGTCCCAATGGAGCCGGTAATAGGAGGCGTCCTAAGCACAGTATTTGCTTTGCTCTTACCTGTAAAGATGACAGGACCTGCCGCTTCTGCTGCCGCACCTGTGTATACATCAGATGCACCAAGGATCGGGCCTAATTCCTCATCAGATGCATATCCAGTACGTAACTGTTGAACAGAGGGTAATACGGGCAGTGGCTCAGAAGGATCCACGATCATGCCACGACGTAACGTCTCCATTGAACGAGCAATATCTTGTGCAGGACCAGGGGCAAGAGTTGGGCGTAAATTGCGACTGCCTTCCAGAATTTCTTGTGTTGCAGCAATAGAAGCACGTGCACGATCTAAAGCATCTAACTGCAAACGCGTTGGTTCTGGATTTTTTACTGCTCTGGTTTGCAATAGTTGAGATGCAAACCTTGTGGTGTCTGCATCTAGTTTTGTAATTGGTTGGTTATTGGCCAGTGCTTGTTGGCCTTGTAAAACTAAATCTGTTAGTTCTGCGTCAGAGGCAGATCTGAGTTTATTTAAACGCTCGGCCCTGGCTTTGTATTGTGCACCTTGCTCTTGTCGAACTTTTAAACCTGTGTCTGCAGATGCAAAGGTTCCGCCAATGTCTTGATAGATGATGTCACCAAGGGCATTAATTTTGCCACCACGGAGAGAACGTCCTCGCATGTTGGTATCAATAACACCCTTTTCACCAAGGAGTAAAGACTCTACGTCTTCGCCTAAATTTGCTGCTTGAGCAGCAAGTAACTCGGCCCGTTGACGGGCGTTATCAACATCTCGCAACTCAGGATTTAACTCTTCTCTATATTTTTTATTAAAGGCAGCGGCAAATTCTTGAGGAGATAACTGTTGGCTAATTACTGGACTTTCTGCTTGGAGTTCCGCAAGTATTTGATTGGCTTCACTTTGAAGAGTTTGCGCCCTTTCAATACGATCACGTACTTGTGCAGCCTGCCTTTTGTTTTCTGCAGAGTAATCAAAGTCGGTATCAACTTCTTGTGAACGCAGATATTGGCGAGCCTCTTGCACTAAAGGATCTTGTTCTTGCTCCAGGCCCAAGGCTCTAGGTGAAATACGTACCGCTTGCTTCTGTTGTAAATCAAGTACGGTTAAACCTTCTGCTTGGTCAACAGGAATGCCATCTGGTAATTGAGCGGCAGCTCGATTGATTGCCTCATCAGGTACATAAGCACTCATTCGAGATGGATTTGCTTGCGCACTGTTCTCAAGCATCTCAACCTGGCTCATATCCAGATCTTCGTTACGACTAAGCTGAGCTTTCATGCGTCCCGTCATCTGATCTTCACCAGACTCCAAAGCGCTTAAAGCTTGGTTGGATACAACAGGACGAATTGCTTCTTGTGTAGTAACCAGGGATTCATTTCTGATCTGACCAACTAAATCCCAAAGATCTTTGCGTTTTTGTCCTTGAACACTTGCTTGCTGCCTGGCAAGTTCGCTACGTGCTGCAGGATTACTAAAAGCATTAACTTCGTCAATTAAATCGCCTGCCATCTGTTCGGCAATACGATTTGCGACAAACTCTTGTGCATAACCAGGCTCTGCCGTAAGCCCAGCCAAAAGATCAGGACGTTCTGCAGCGGCAGGTAAGGATCTAACAATACCTGGTGCAGCAGACTCCCTAGGTTCTCTTGTTGGTACACGGCCAAAGGCAGGAGAAGAACGAATAAAATCTTCGAGATTTTGCTGGTTAAGATCTGTCTGCACAACGCCAGTGGGACGTTCAGCCCTTGCTTGACGCGCAAAATTTTCTGCGGTGCGCACACGATCTGTTTCTTTTATATTTTGGACAGACTGCGCCCCCTTGGAAGTAACGGGAGGAGGTGTCGATGGAGCAACTTGGGTACGCTTGCGGCCTAAAGACCCTGCAAGACGCATGCCACCCGCTAAAGCACCTAAGCCAAGAGCTGCAGCACCCAGGATGCCGGGCAGATTCGACTCTTCTTGCGGTGCACGGAGCTGATTACGGCGAAACTCAAGAACTTCCGGTGCAACTTGCGCTTTTTCTTCCGGATCTTCGGGATAGGGAGTACCAGTGGCGCGGCTGTAGGCGGCATAGTCGGCAGGAGATAACGCCATTGGTTTTTATCTGTTGTATATCCTTGTTATTTGTATTTTAAGCTCAAAAATTTAGGAAAATATCTGCGTTAGACTATTACCAAGAAAAGTTTTAGACCCCATTTGGGTTTTTATAAATTTTTAGACAATGGAAGAACGTGATAGGGCACAAAGGGTTATTGGTCTTGAGGCAATTAAGGCCAAAGCAGAAGAATTAGCCGATCAAGGGGCTGACGCCCTGGAGGTACGTACTTTTATCAAGGGTGCCAGGGGGGAATTAGCCCGTCAGAAGCCTGATTGGCAGCAGTACGCCAAGGCGGTAGCAGCATCTGAAGCAGCGCAAAGCACGTTTTAAACACAAAATCAAATAATTAACACAGCCGGGGCCAAGACCCCGGCATTTTTGTCTATATTCTTGGGCAAAATCCTTGGTATGCCTACATTTTTTAGGTGTTATGTACAGCTTGATACCAAAAGAGCGGCCCTATAGGGTCAAAAAAGGGAATAAATTTTCCTGACGCTTCTCCAACACCCTACGCGAGGAGAATTGCGTATAGAAAAAAAGAAAGGGGGTGGGGGTATCATTCGCTCCGCTCATTATGCGTGTAGAAGCATAAGTCAAAGAACGCTCACTTCGTTCGCTAAGGAGAGGAAGCGGAAGATTTGAGGACAGAATGTCATCATTCCAACACATTTACCCTTGATTTTGATACGAATTCGTATCGCGCGCGACCTCATCTAGGCTAGGCGTGCTAAGGGGACAGACAGAACAGTTGTTCAAAGAATCAGTTGATTCTCGTCAAGCTGGACGTTAAACGTAGCCGTTACTTCTGCGCACGTCAGTCGCAGATCAAGAGGATCAATCATGATCATCTACTTCACCCTGACTACAGATACTGCTGTGTATCAGTTCCAGGTGAACAAGGAGGAGAACTTGGTGCGTGTCACCAAGCTTGTCCTCAAAGGCCAAGAGTGGGGCGAGTGGCATCGCTCCACACTCATGACCGTAGACGCAGGGCGCAAGCTCGTGCGTCAACTACAGAAGACCAGGTGAGTTATAGCTCCCAAGCCAGGTGCAATGCCTGGCTCTGGTCATTGCCACAATC